TATTCCAAACTGCTGAACGGGCCATGACATTTCGAGTGCCAGAAAAATACCGGGTTGTGATACCCGGCTACCCCCCGGGCGATGCGGGCAACGGCCACTTCATCGTGCCGTTGAAGCACCAACAGAAGCTGCGCATCATCGCCAGTGACGGCATGGGGTGGGAACACGTCAGCGTCAGCCGCAAAGACCGTTGCCCCACTTGGGATGAGATGTGTCAGGTCAAGGCGTTGTTTTGGGAGCCGCAGGATTGCGTCATCCAGTTCCACCCACCGGCGTCCGAGTATGTGAACCTGCACCCGTTTTGCCTTCACCTTTGGCGGGAAAAAGGGCGTGACGCGCCCACGCCACCCATGTTGCTGGTGGGTTGAGCCATGGACTATCAAGATGGCATCCTGTACGCGGTTCAAGTGGCACGGGGCGAAATTTCCGTGTGCCGCAACATCCGGCTTGCCTGTCAGCGGTTCCTGAACCAGCTTGAGGACAGGTCATGGGCGTATGAGTTCCACGTCAAGTATGTTGAGCACTTCCTTGAGTTCGCATCCACCTTGTGCCACACCAAAGGCCCGGAAGCCGGAAAGCCCTTGGTGTTGGAGCCGTTTCAGATTTTCCTGATTTGCGCCATCTACGGGTTCCGCAGCAAAAAAGACCCGAAGCGGCGGATGGTGACGGACGTCATCGTGTACATCCCCCGGAAGGCGGGCAAGTCAACCCTGATTGCGGTGCTGGGCCTGTATGAACTCCAGTGGGGCGAATCCGGCGCGGAGGTCTACACGCTGGCGACCAACCGTGACCAAGCCAGCTTGGTGTTCCATGCCGCGCAGGGTTTCGTGGAGGCAATGCCCGGGGACGTCAGCGGCCTGTACGGTGTCAGCCGTTACCAAATCGTCAAGCGCGGGGACAGCCAAAGCGTGTTCAAAGCCCTGAGCCGGGACACCAAAAAATCCGGTGACGGCTTGAACCCGTCCTGCGTCATCATTGACGAGGCGGCGCAGATTGTTGACCGCAACACGATTGAGGTGATGTTTTCCGGCATGGTGGCGCGTCAGAACCCGCTCAGGGTTTACATCACCACGGCCAGCTTCACCAAGGAAACCAAGTTCTATGAGGACATGCAGTTGCTGGAGGCGATGCTGTCCGGGGAGGCGGAGGACAACCCGCGTTGGTTCGGCCTGTTGTACAGCCTTGACCCGGGGGACGACTGGCGGGAACCCTCAACGTGGGCCAAGGCAAACCCCATGCACGGCATCAGCGTGTTTGAGGAAGCCATTGCGCAGCGGGCGGAGGAAGCGAAGCACAAGCCAGCGGCCCTCAACGAGTTCCTGTGCAAAACCCTCAACATCTACGTCAGCGCAAACAGCGCATGGGTTGACCGAGATTATTGGGACAGTCAAAAATGCAGCAACGTGGCGAACCTTGGCCGGGAGCCGGAAGCGGTGTTCATTGGTTTTGACCTTGCGGCCGTCCGTGACCTGAATGCCGTGTGCACCCTCAAGCGGTACGCTGACAACGACTATGAAGCGCACTGGAAGTTCTTTATGCCGGAAGCCGGGTATGAACTCATCCCCAAGCACTATCTGGACATTTTCCGTGTTGCGCGTCAGGCGGGCATCCTGCACGTCACTGAGGGCAACGTGATGGATGACCGGGAAATCAGCGACTACATCATTGCGGAGTGCAGCCGGTTTGACGTCAAGGAAATTGGGTATGACGCCTACAACGCGGCATCGCTGGTGGCCCGGTTGCATGACGCTGGTTTGCCCGTCAAAAAGGTGGGCCAAGGCATGGCCGTACTGTCAAACCCTTCCAAACACACCGAAAAACTCATCATGCAGCACCAAATCAAGCATGACGGGAACCCGTTTGTTGGCTGGCAGCTTGGGAACTGCGAGGTGTATGAGGATGTGAATGGAAACGTGAAGGTGCGCAAGAACGAAGCTGACAAAAGTGCCAAAGTGGATGGCATAATTGCGCTTATCATCGCCATCCACTGTTCCTTGGACAATCCCGCAGTGAGTGGTTTTGGCTTCCGAACCTTTTGAGGAATGATATGGAACTGCGCGGCATCCCTGAGATTTTCAAGCGGAAAGCAACCAAAGCCAACGAAGCCAACACGCTTTTCGGCCAAACTGCTTTGGGCAACAACATCGTCTACCAAGGCGACAACAAGCGGCCCACCGTCAACACCCAAATCCTGTACGTCACCACGTCCAGTGCCACGGACGCAGGACGCCCGGTTGACACTTCCCTGTTGTCACGCAACAGCACGGTCATGTCGTGCATTTCCGTGAAGGCGCGTGCAATTTCGCAGCTTCCCATCAAAATCATGTGCCGAACCGACAGCGGCGAGTACGTGGATGCGCTTGCGTCTGAAAATGTTGGAGTGCGCGACAAGCAACGCGCCAAAGCCGCATTGAAACTGCTGGAAGCCCCAAACAATTTCCAGAGCCAATATGAATTTTGGTATCAGTGGATGATGTGGCACGAAATGCTTGGCGAGGCGTTCACCCTTTGGTGGAGAGCAGACCAAAAGAAGATGACGCAACTGCCGCTGGAAATGTACGTGCTGGATTCCACGCTGATTGCCGTGACTATCACTGAAACCCGTTACCCGTCATACAGGCTGTCCACCCCGTCATACGGGTTCAGCAAGGATGAGCCGCTGCAATACTACCAAGTCATGCACTGCAAAGACCAAGCGTGGCAGGGTTCCGCTGGTTTCAACAAAGGGATGTTGGCCGCTGAACTGGTGGGCCTTGACCAAGACATTGACATTTATGCAAACTATGTGATGTTGAACGGAGCCAAGCCGTCCGGCATTTTTGTGACTGAGCAAGTCATCCCGGACAGCAAGTTCAAGGAAATTTCCGCACGCCTCAAGGAAGCGTGGAGCAGCATGATTGGTAGCCAGCGCACAGACCTGAGCAAGCCCGGTCAATCCATGTTGCTTGACCAAGGTATGCGCTATGAGGCGGTCAAGCCGCTGACGTTGCAGGACACCGACCTTGCCAACCTCAAGACCCAAACCATGAAGCGCATCTGCGCCTTGTACGGTGTGCCGGCCGCAATGGTGGGCGTGGGCGAATCCAAGTACAACAACACGCAGACGATGCTGGATGAGTTCTACAAATCCACCATGTACCCGGTTCTGGTGAACGCTCAACAGAAGTTGAAGCAAGCGTTGTTCAGCGATTACCCCAACCTGTACGTTGAATTTGACACCAAGAACTTCCTCAAGGGCGCACCACTTGACCAGATGAATTTCGTTAATTCCGGCGTGAAGGCTGGCGTGATGACGCCCAACGAGGGGCGCGAATACCTTGGAATGGCCAAGATGGAAGGCGCGGATGAACTGGTGGGGGACAAGGGCGGCGTTGAGCCAATTCCCGGCTCAAGCCCACAGGACACGGGTGGCGGCGGTGGCAACCAAACCCGCAAGATGAACATCGGCAAATAAATGTCGCTGATTTTTCGTTTGATGGTAGCATCCTTGGCAACAATCAAGCCAAGTCCTGCGCCAAAAAAACGGGGACGGCCACCAAAAACAATACACGACATTGACACAACCAAAGTCGATGAGGTTATCTATGACAAAGAACGTGATGCTGGTGTGCGAGGCCAAACTGGCGGTGGAAGCCGCAAAGGGAAGCGCACCCACCGGCAGAATTGAAGCCCGGGTTACAACTTGGGGGCCACGCGAGGGCGCGGATGGCCGCAAGTTCTACTATCAGCCCGAAGGCTTCATGGATTGGGCCAAAGAATTCACCGAGTCAGGCAGACCCCTGCCAATGTTCGTGAATCACGCGGCTGATGCCATTCCGGTGGGCGAGTGGACAGAATTCGCGTTTGACGATGAGGGCATGACCGCCAAGGGGCGTCTGTACCTCAACACCAACCAAGGCGCAGACCTGTACAACGTGATGACTGAATCAGCCGCAATGTTTGGCGGCGTGTCTGTTGGCGCGTATGCAGAGGAATTCCAGTGGGTCAAGGAAGATGGCACGGTGTTTCCTGCCGGTTCTGGCGAATACTGGGATGAAGGCTACTTTCAAATCACCAAAGGCGGCTTGCGCGAAGTGTCCGTGGTGATGTACCCGAACAACCCACAAGCAGAAGTCCAGAAGCTGGAATTTTTCCGGGAAGATGGCACTGCTGATTTGAAGATTTTGGAAAAGGCTTTGCGTGAAGCTGGCTTGTCCAAGAAGGATGCGGTCACTTCCGCGTCCGTTTTCAGGAAGGTTCTGAGTCAGCGTGAGGCTGTCCAATTCCCAACTGATAACACGCCCGCACAGAGCGATTCTGACGCGGAAGTGACCGAAGCACAGGAGATTCTTGCCGCATTGGAGCGGCGTGAACTGCTGAAACAACTTGACCAACGACTGAAAGGTTGAACCATGTCCAAAGAAATCATTGAAAAACTGGATGCCATCGAAGCCAAACAAGCTGAGAGCATCACCGCTGTTGAAGCAAAAATCCCTGCCGCTGTTGAAGCCATCAAGGCCGAATTCAGCGAAATGGTGAACGCACTGGAAGCCAAAGTTGCGGCCGTTGGCACTCCCGCCATCCACCGTGAGCAAGCCAAGTCCGTGCGTGTTGACGTGAACCGTCACGTGCGCGAACAACTCAAAGAGTTGGCCGCTGGCAAGTCCACTTTTGAAAAGAAGCTGGAAATTTTTGCTGACGAATCCCAAATGCAAGAGTACCTGCGCGAAGCATCTGCCCTGACCGCTGGCGGTGATGGCAAAGGTGGCCGCACCGGGTATGACCCTGTGTTCCGCGCACTGCGTCTGGCTAACCCCCTGCGCGGCGTGTCTCGCACTGTCGCAACTGACGGTTCTAGCTATCAGTTCCGCGTCAAGACCGGCAACGCTGGTGCTCAGTGGGGCTACGGCATCCAGAACAACGGTGCGCCAACCACGGAAAACACCAGCATCTGGCAAATCGTCCTCAAAGACATCAACGTGCAGTTCCCCATCCGAACTGCTGCGCTGGATGACATTGACGGCTTGGAAGCCAACGTGGTTGACGACATGCTGGCCGAATTCGCACAGGCTGAAGCCTTGTCCATGATTCAGAACAATGACCAGACTGGTGACGGTTCCACCGTTTCCACTGGCGGTGCTGATGGCGTTCGTGGCCTTGACCAGTACCCCGGCGCAAACGCAACCTACACAGGCGGCAAGACCAGCGCAGCGGCCTTTGGTTCCAGCGGCACAGGTTCCACAAGCGGTTTGCACAGCTTGGCTACCTATGACCAGTTGACCACCAACGCCAACACCGTGGGCGCGAACAACATCAGCTACAACGATGTGATCAACCTCATCTACGCTTTGCCACAAGAGTACTGGACAGACAGCGCGAAATTCGTCATCAGCCCCATCCTGTTGAACGCAATTCGCGGCCTGAAAGACAACAACGGCGCACCCATCTTCAACCGTAATGAAGGTTTGTCGGTTGAGGGTATCGTGGGCCAACTGTTGGGCTTTGACGTTGTGGTCAACAAGTACGTTGACGCCCCATCGCAACTGACTACCGGCACTGCTGGCACAAACAGCCTGTACCCCATGTTCTTTGCTGACTGGAGCCGTTTCCACACCATCATTGACCGCCTCAACATGGTCATGCGCAGGTACGACCAGACGTTGCCCGGATTTATCACCTTTTTTGGTGAGAAGCGTCTGGCAACTTCCGTGCGTGACCCCAACGCTGGTGTGCGTTATCGCTCCACCGGCACTGCGACCTGATTGCAGTGAGCCATTGGCAGGGGCTACGGCCCTTGCCTTTTTTCACTTTTCACAAACGGACACACGCCATGAATATCACCGAAAAAGTCCTGAGCGGCATCAAGCAAGCCCTGATGGAGCACTCTGCCGTCAACATCGACCTGCGCGAAGCATCCGCCTTGACCGGTTCCGGTTCCAATGTCGGTGGCCGCGTTGTTTTTGACGATGCGTTTGCAGCCCTGCGCCTTGCCAACCCCTTGCGGATGGCGGCACGCGAAGTGCCTGTGAACGGTTCTGACATGCAGTTTGTTGCCAAGACCGGCAACGCAACCAACCAAGCAAACCCTTGGGGCTACACGTTCACGCCAAACAGCGGAACACCCAACACCAACACAACAATCTGGCAGTTGCCCGTCCGTGCCATCACGGCCCAACTTCCGATTCGCACTGCCGTCCTGTCGGACGTCAACGCCCTTGACCCAACCATCGCTGATGACCTTGCCCTTGAGTTTTCCCAACAGGAAGCCTTGAGCATGATTCGTAACAACGACCAAAGCGGAACCACCACCACCACGACCGGCGGTGAACTTGGTTTGCGCGGCTTGGACAGCTACCTGAGCGGCGCGGCAAGTGCTTATGGCACGACCGGCGTGAACATGACCAACGGCATTCACACGATTGCCACCGTCAGCTTGGGCGGCGTGGCCCCCACCTACAACAAGATTGTGGACGCGGTTGACGCCCTGCCAGCCCAATACTGGTCTATGCCCGGAACCATGTGGCAGATGACGCCAACGCTCATCAAGACGCTGCGCCAGTTGAAAGACACGCAAGGCATGCCGCTGTTCCTTGAGATTGGCGAAAAAGACGGTTCAGCCGTGGGCAACGTGTTTGGCTTCCCCGTGATTGCCAACCCGTACATGAGCGATGCCTTCCCTGCCTACCTTGGCAACTGGCCGCGTTTCCTGACCATTGGCGACACTGAGCAAATCACCATCCAAGGTTTTGAGCAGACCGCACCCGGCTTCATCACCATGTTCGCTGAGAAGCGCGTGGTGTCCAGCGTCCGCAACCCGTTTGCTGGCGTCCGTGTGTCCGCAGCCTGATGAGGTGAGCAATGAGCGTTGAGCAAATTGGGTATCTCAACTATGGTGCGCCAACGCGCAACCCGTTCAACTACGCCAAATTTGAGCAGATTGGGCGGGACATTTCCACCCAATGGCTCACAACGCAAGAGCTTGCCAACCAACTCAACTTGTTTGAGGATGAATCGCAGGACGGGTTCCTTGAGGCGTTGGAGTTGGCGGTGCGTCAGGCCATTGAGGATTTCATTGGCTTGTCCATCTTCCCCACCAGCTACCGGGTTTGGTACAACGCGGCAAGCCTGTACGGGACGCCTTTGACGCTTGATTTGCCGGAGGTAAGCCAGAATCAGAACCCGGGGCAACCCGGCGTCACCGTCAGCGCAGTTAAATACTGGACAGGTGCAACGATTCCGGTGCTGAACACAGTACCCCCCGGTCAATACTATTACGACCCGTCCGGCAACAAAATCGTGCTGCAATCACTTCCGTCCGATTTGAACGGCGATATGACCAGCCCGGTTTTCTGCGAGTACGTGACAGCGGCCAACCCGCTGGCGCAGTACCCGGTCATCAAGCAAGCTGGCCTGTTGCTGTTCACTCATCTGTACAACAACCGAAGCAACACCACGGAAGTCCAGTTGAAGGAAATCCCTTTTGGTGTTGCGACCTTGCTGCGCCCTTACAAGCCGCTGGTGATGTAAATGACCATCCGCCGATTTGAGAACATTTCCGTCAACAACCTGACCTTTGGCAAAAACGGGTTTGGGGAGCAAAGCACTGCGCAAGCGGAATGGTTCAAGACGCGGGCGGAAGTCCATGACGTTGCCAACAGCGTCCGCATCAGCGAAAAATACCGGCTGTATCAGGACATGGTGAACTTGACCATCAGATACACGCCCAACGCCAAGGCGATTGTGGACAACCAAAACCTGTACTCAATCACATGGCGCGGCAACGATTGGCGCATCACAGACGTGCGCGAATCCAACGACCGTATGAGCGTGAAGCTGATGTGCTACCGAACAGACCCTGTGACGGCGGTGTAAATGTCGCAACTCAATCCTGTCCTCACCGGCCAAGCCATCCAGTACCAACTGGCAAACATCGTCACGCCTGTGC